CGCGGCTCTGCTGCGCTTCGCTGGGCTGCGAGTGCCCCTAGACCCGTTGTGCTACTAGGATAGGCGTTGTTTGGGGTCGTTTACGCTCCTTCTCACGGGAGCCCCTCGGCGTGGACACTGGCGGCACGCCTGCTAGCTTTGCGCTGTGGTCGCTATCCACATCCACCCACGTTGGGTGTAGCTCGCGACGGGTTGGTAGTCAGTTCCACTCAACCCGCTCCGGACCTTGCTCCCACTCCACGCCATGCGCGTGTGGTTTTTCATGTTGCTTTCGCCCCGGAATTCACTGTTACGTGCAGGATCGTTACCCCTGATGTCGCGCCCCTCAGCTGAGCGACGCGCACACTACACACCTGTCTGTTATGGTACAGACCTGGCAAACCTTGTCACGCGGCAATTTCTTACCGTTCGTAACCTTACGAAACATTTCGCCTTTGACATGCCTGTCGAAGCCTCGGTAAAACAACGGCCTTGGTCTATTCACAGCAAGCTGTGTCCCAACTCCGTCTTTGCAGGCCAAATTGGGTCCGAGTATTGTGAACCACCACTCTGACGAATGCTTATTGCTTCTCCTGACAGGACGACTTCATAATCAATTCAGAATACATAGAGTAGGATTGGTTTCTCACCCTCTCCTCCACCCTTGAGCTCGGGAGATTCCTCTACGCACTGAAGACTATTGATCACTTCCTATAGATCTGGATATTGCCGTCACATTCGCGTAAGCGGTACCTACAGCCACTAACTTCCAAGGCCGATGTTGGGCACAACCACAACAGTTGATTGCCCCAACACCTCTTGGTCATCTGGCTCTCGGCCCTCGAAATTCACAACATTCCCCGGCGGTCCTTTGTTCCACCTATCAACGATTTCGTTCGCTGGCTAATGTTTCGCTACGCCCGAGCTTCTGAGCTTGCCCATTTCGTTCAGGTTTCAGGTCAGCCAACTTTCAGTTCTCTCGAACCTATTTTGACACTTTTCCCGTCCTTCGCTAATGGAATTCCTCCACTCACTCGGTCTTTTCACACGCTCACATTCGTCACACTGTGATCGCCACTTTCAAGCAGCGGTTAAGCGTCCAAAGCGTCTCAACGTTCACGAGCTGGCTCCACACACATACGTTCCGTTTGTCCGAATTGATGTCCTTTTGAATTCTTTATTAACCCGTCATTTTTGGGATTTCATTTGTTTGTTTTATTGAATTCATATCTCCACCAATTCGTTTCTGGTTTCTTACTTGTGTATCGCGCTTTTCGCAACGTTGATCTACGCCTGGAGACTACAACATGTGCCGCGTCACTGGCTTAATCACCCCCACCACGGGAATATTGTTGTAACAACCTGTTTTACGTCACAGGTAACGCCTAATTTACGACATTGGTTATAGGAAACCTCAAATCTAATACCCGTATGTCGTCTGAGTATTCTCTTTCTCGCGAAAGTTGTTCCTCAACGGGTATACCCCACGCTCGTTCGTATGCGAATCGTACTTCGGTGTTGATGGTCGCGTCTCGCCTGTCCCCTGCATTCATCACCATCCAATGCAGGTCTTTGTCGTGCGATACGAGATCGGGTCTTTCGCCGACCACTTCTTTCATCGCTAACATCACGGGACCTAGGAGGGGCTCGCCTTCATGTACAGCAGCATACCCATAAGCATATGCTGCCAACATTTGGCGTCCGTAGGCACTCCCGAAATATTTATGCGAAGTGAAAGCAGTGGCCAAGACCAATTCTGGATCTCGGCACATCTTATACCCTGCACTTAGTTTGACTACTTTTGAGCGGCAAAACACTATGTCCTCTAGGTTATAAGCCCAGTTTACATAGCGAATCACATGGCCCATTTCGGCAAACAAAGTGGGTAACAGCGAGTCGATAAGTGTTTGATATCGCTTCAGCGTGAAGATTAGTGCATCATCACCATCTGAATAAATATCGTACACCTTAACACCGATGTGTTGCAGGACGCCGTTCAACATTGCCAACATAATGGCTGTGTTGCCGCTTGAAGTATCAACATCCCCTGACGCTCTCCGCCCTCCTAAAGTGTACTTATGCCCACTGGCAGTTACACCCTTTGAGTTTAGAGTCCGCGCCAGGAGTACTCGATACTCCTTGCTGCTACACAGTTTTCTGTATAAACGGTGAACGGGTCGTTGATGCTTTTCGTCAACATGTCCATCAAACCTGCTCGCGTCGATCGCGGCAACCACCACTTCGGGTCCTAAACGAGTGTACCTCGATACAATCTCAGCTGCACGCTGCCACAAATTGTGCCCCTTGGCACTCATTCGGCTAACAGCACAGCCGGTATACTTCCTTATTGACAACAGGTTATAAATCTGCTGCTCTACTGGCTTGTGATACCGGGCTATTGCGATATTGTATTTCGGTGATCTCGCTTGGATTATCCGAGGGTCGTCGAGGTCTGGCGTTTCAGTTTTCTGAACTTTAACGAATGCCTTCAACAATGCGTCCTTAGGCAGAACACCCCATTTTTGCACATCTAACGCAGCTTGCGCATACACCTTCTTTTTGGGTCCGGCGTATTTTTGCACAACGGCTTCATAGGTTATCGGAGAAACTTCTTTGCGGCGCAAGCACAAGTCGAGGTACTTTATTCCCTCAAGATATATCCTTGCTCCCCTTTTGGTCCATTGTAACTGCTGAACCAAGTGTCGAGTCTCCAAGCCTATTAATTCGTTGTGTATGCACGACGCTGCGCCACCTATGCTTGATGAGGTGGTCCACACACGATAGAATCGTCCACACCGATGTGTAGCGCCAGATGCGTCCGGTGTGTGTGTTTTGCAACGACTTGCTTGACACGCACGCGGCACGTACCCTCGGCACCCTCATATCGGTCTTAAAGGTCGCGCTTTGAACACCCGAGCGAATTTCGCCCAGAAGCCCAATCGCGATTGCACGTCTCCCTTATCATACCCCCTAAGGAGCTGTACCACCTCCACGCCTGCATTAGATGCTTGGATTCGTAGTGCTAATCGTTCATCTGGCCAAAGCAATTCAGCACAAGCTACACATTTCGATATCTGTACAGCTTGCACTAACAATGGAACATCATGTTCTTTGCACCATTGTCTGGCTTTTTCCCGCAGATGAGCGGTTAACCCCACTGAACGCACCCGCAATGCAGCGTGTGTACGGAGGTACAGGAATAAAGGCACTAAGAGACATGTGGTCTTTGTCTCTCCGCACCAGTACTCTGTTTCGGGCAACGTGATTGCCTTTAGATTGTGTGGGCCAACTTTTGAGTCCGGTCCCCAAACACCTCCACCGCCGTCGCAGCTTGAGGCATCTTGAAACTGGTCGGTGTCACTTTGTAAAGGTGACACGTCCGCTCGCAAGTTAGTGTTTCCCACACAACCACCCCTATCGTTCCTGGGGCCCGCCGTCGGAACCGGTTTCACGCCGGTCGGAGTGAGCGTAGGGAACATCCGTTGACATTCGACGCACAGCACTCCATCGCCCCACTTGATCAGTTCATTGCATATATAGCAACCTTCCAATTGACCAACTGGATTTGCGCGCCTCGGGCAGTGGAGAGGACACCGTAAGCATCCCCCGCAACTATCAGACCCCCTTGTGGAAGAGGGGGTTGTCATGGTTGCCACCACCTTTGGTTGTTGGTGTTTTCCCCTGTACAACGGGTTATTAGCCCATTGCGCAGGTTTTACACCTTTGCAAATTATTTTAGCGTTCTGTGCATCCGCTCGATTTTTGGTCGAGCGATAATCCATGTACACCGCACTGCGCCAAACGGGTAGTTTCTCAACATCATACTGGATGCATGATGTTAAGGCTTCGCCAGCTTTTCGCAGTTTGGCAAACGTGGCCCCCATTACTGAGTGCACTTGCGCAAACAAGCTTCGTGTAGCGTGATAATACGTAACATCTTCCTCACCTTGCGGCTCCAATGCTACCAAATCAAACTCTTCGTCGGTATCGTCATCCAGCAATGCAACTAAGTCAGCCCGAGGGTGACTTGTTTGATTGCCCGATTTGATTTCCGGCGGTTTCGATATTACTATCGGGGAGCTTTTTAACGGTGCGTTTGCCTGGCTGTTGGCTCCGGGACTTGCGTCCTTTCGCGCTTCTACCGAGCTGTACACCGTTTTTGCCCCATGAGGTCTTTTGAGCAACACCTCATCATCAACCCAATCGTCCTCTTCGCTACTCTCCCCGTCGGGAAAGTACTGGACTTTCGGGTTGGATTTAACAAATTTATTAACAAAACTACTTACGCTCATGTTGTCTTTCAATTTGTTAGAAACTTTCTGTGATAGTCCCCACATCACTCATTTTGGCTCGTTGCCTTGGCGCCCTGCGGCGCCGCGGAACCCCCCACCGCAATAGGGGGTCGTCGCGATCCCGAAATGATCAGAATCTTCCAGCTAACCCGCCACAAGTCTTACATGCATGTGGTGCTGGTGTGGAGATTGCAGCATAGCCCCCCACTGGTCCTTGGGCCAGTGACACTTTGGGGACTTCCACTCATAGGCATCGGTACTTCCTAAACGCTGATCGTAACTTCAGCTTGTTGGCTCTGCCGCTCTCGCTTGCCGATTTCGTATCCCCCCTATGCGGTCAGGGGCCCCTATCGACCATGGGAGAATTGCCCGCCCGTTCTGGTCCCGCATCAGCACCATGCTGACTGGGCCGCACTCTTTGTTCCTACAACGCGATCTAGTCGAGCGTTGCCCAACGTTGTTCATTGTTCGAGTGCGTTTTCCAGAACTGTTGTTG